AATGAACTCGAAGAAGGAGCAGCATGGACAAAAAAAGCAGGGAAAAATAAATCAGGAGGACTCAACGAAAAGGGACGAAAGTCTTATGAAAGAGAGAATCCAGGATCTGACCTTAAGGCACCTTCAAAGAAGGTTGGAAATCCCAGACGGGCATCCTTCTGTGCAAGAATGAAAGGTATGAAAAAGAAGTTAACATCTTCAAAGACTGCTAATGATCCTGATTCTAGAATCAATAAATCTTTACGAGCATGGAACTGTTGACAAACTGTGTCAACGTGCTACAATAAATAGGTAAAACCTATTACTAACAACCTATGGACTCTACGACTTTCAGTGCTGTTGAATGTCCGAAGTGCAGTGCCAAATGGATCGGAGGACAACTCTTCTGGTCAACTGGTAGGGAGGGATGTCCACACGATTTGGCAGGACTAGTTTGTAACGATCATGGAGATGAGACATGCATCAATCCATGTAAAGGATCTGATAGTGGTCAGACATGGGAATACCGTCGTGGAATGATTGACGGTTTGATGCAAGAATACAATAGAAATAACAGGAAATCCGAACAAGACTAAGTATAAACCCTTAATTAAGATTATAAGTAGTTACGTTATTTGAAACACTTTTTTATGAAGTTTCTCTTCGCGCTTATTGCTACTTTATTCCTTGCAACACCTGTCTTTGCAGTAGATGTACAGATGGGTTACGATGGCAACTTAGTGTTTGAACCTTCTGAAATCACTATCGATGCAGGAGAATCAATTCACTTTGTTAACAACATGCTTCCTCCTCATAATGTTCTTGTAGAAGATCATGATGAGTTAGGACATGACGCACTTGCTATGATGCCAGGTGAAGAATTTGATGTTGCCTTTCCAGAGGCAGGAGACTACACATTCTATTGTGGTCCCCATAAAGGTGCAGGTATGATCGGTACTGTGCATGTGAAGTAATGGAAAGACATACAATAATTTCAGCATGTATCATTTTCGGGTTAGTTGGCACTGCCCTTGTTACGTTAACACCGTTAGCATACGCAATGTAAAATGAAAAAACTTAACAACTTAATATTGTCTCTTACTGTGGCAGTCATTGACTTCCTCTATCAGGGGAGAGACATACCTAGATTTTGGGTGCTTGAGGAGATTGCTCGTGCACCCTATTTTTCTTTTATGAGTGTTCTGCATTTTCGTGAGTCATTAGGACTTAGAGGTCCAGAGCACATTTATTTGATGAAAGAACACTTCGCTCAAACTCTCAATGAAACAGAACATCTCGAAGAAATGGAGTCTCGTGGCGGTGCAGATGCTTGGATCGATCGAGCGTTTGCCAGACACTTGGTGTTGCTTTATTATTGGATCATGGTTATCTATTACAGCATTAGTCCAGTCAATGCGTATCACATAAACGAACAGATTGAACATCATGCTGCACATACATATGACAAATACTTGACAACTCATCCTGATGATGCTAAGATAGTTGCGATTCGTGACGATGAACTTAAGCACGCAGAAGAACTTCGTCAAGCAATGAAATTGGTATTATCACTATGAAAATGAGACCTAAAGAAACTGAAACTCCAGAACAGTTACTGGCACGTTTCGATAAACGTATTCAACAACTTACTGCTAGGCAGGAAGAAATTAAAGGTTGGTACGATGAGTATGTGAAACTTGAAAAAGATTTGCAAAGACTACAAGGATCTGTAGATGCTGTTACCTATATTGCCACTGGTAAATTGCCAGGAGACGGTAACCATGATGGTATGAAAGATCACAAACCAAAATAAATACTAGGACCTATGCAGGAGAGTTATGCAACACTATACCGTAGGATGGCATGACAATCAAAATCATCATTATGAAATCTGTGAGTATGCTGAAGATGCTTACCATGCTATAAATCAAGCAAAGGAAGATCTTCCAGGATTTAATAACCCGCATATGGCAGAATACTGCATCAGAGAGGATGATATTAAAACCCCTTGAGAATGCTAACGATCCTGTTTGGAGTGTTATCATCATGCTCATTATACTTCTAGTAATGGTCTCTTGCTACATAGTCTATATACTAAGACTAAGTTTCAAGGAGATGAACGATGGGAGCGATGACACCACCAAGCAGGAAGAGTTGCTACAACTTCAGAGTGACGGAGATCAATCGTGTTCTTGACGGTGATACTATTGACGTCACCATTGATCTTGGGTTTGACTTATACAAGAAAGAAAGAGTTAGAGTTGCAGGAGTTGATACTCCAGAAAAAAGGACTCGCGACCTCGAAGAAAAAGAACTGGGTATCGACGCGACTAACTGGCTTAAGGAGAAACTTGAGGGGGCAATAGAAGGCGACGATGAACTTGTAATCAGAACAGAATTGAAAGGTGGAGTTGGTAAGTATGGAAGACTCCTAGGATGGTTATATATTGGGGACGCATTAATGTCCTTAAACGAACAAATGATTGACGAAGGTTATGCCTGGGAATATGATGGTGGAACCAAGCAGAAGAACTTCGATGAACTCCGTGAAATTAGAAGACAAAGAGGGACCATGCTTTGATCTTGACATTCTTGTCAGGGCAGCAACTATAGGTCTTCCTAAATGCGAAGAAATTATTTCTGATTACTCGGAAGTTCATAAAGATGATGTGTCCATTTTTAATCGTATGTGGACATGTAGAGGACTTAGAAAGATACATTTAGAAAGAGCAATTACACCAAAGGTAGAGATACTTCACTCTGTGTTCTGGCCAGATCCAGAGTACAATTTACCTATCTTTGGAATGGATATTGTAGTCGCAGGTAACAAAGTAACTGCTGCCATTGTAGATATCTCTCCTGTTCATGGAACAGAAGAAATCAAGAGATATAGAGAAGTTTCGGAGATAAGCAGTCGCTATAACTTTAGTGGTATTAGACATTTACCCGAATGGGGAGATGTATTTTCACCTTTCTGTAAGTTTCAAAGATTAGAAACAAGTGACGATATATACAAGTTTTATTCTTGTTGTCAAGAATACATAAAGGTATACACTCAAATGGTGAGGGAGTCTGAACACGACTTTGAATGGATTGATATTATGAAGAGATATGATGATCAATTACACTATGTTAATCAGCAACGAAAAAACACTAAAACTAAAGCAGTTTTAAGTCAATGGTTTGATAATGATTGGGCAGACACCTATATAGAACAGGTACTATTTGATAAACCAAAGTTATGAGAGAGCAGTTAATCCGTGCACTTATTGCCCATGCACAAGGAGACATCCAAAAGCATAAAGCAAATGTAGAGGTATACCTTACTAATCCTGCAGGTATCGGAGAGCACTCTAATATTGTTGAAGCAATCGAACAAGAACTTGATATGATTGCTAAGTATCAAGATCAGATCGACGTTATTAACAAATACTTTAAAACAAACAACAACCCATGATTCACGACGAACAACCAGATTTTGATGAGATGGATGATCATGATTATCATTTGAAACTATATCATCAAGACCTTAGGTTACTGCACGATTGTGTAGAAAAAACCCTAAAGACTTGGGCGGGTGGTCATCCAGGTGAGCAAGAAGCATTAGTTGCAATGAAGAATGTTTTATATAAAGGACTTTTGGAACATCAGTTCCATGCACTTGAAGGCGATAGGTAATGGCAGTTAAACAGGAAATCTACTTAGGTAACCCTAATCTTAAAAAGGCAAACGTTTCTACAAACTTTACGAAGAAGCAGATTGCTGAGTATTTGAAGTGCGCTGATAATCCTGTTTACTTTATTCGCAAGTATATTAAAATCGTTTCTCTTGATGAAGGTGTCATTCCATTTAGGATGTATGACTTCCAAGAAGAAATGGTAACTAAGTTCCACGAGAATAGATTTAATATTGCTAAGTTACCAAGACAGTCAGGTAAATCTACTATCGTTACAGCATACCTACTATGGTATGTTCTTTTTAATGACAATGTAAATGTCGCAATCCTCGCAAACAAAGCAGCAACTGCAAGAGAGATGTTGGGACGCCTACAGTTATCTTACGAAAACCTTCCTAAATGGTTGCAACAAGGTATATTGGGGTGGAACAAGGGATCCTTGGAGTTGGAGAACGGGAGTAAGATTCTGGCTGCAAGTACTAGTGCTTCTGCTGTTCGCGGTATGTCCTTTAACGTTATATTTTTGGACGAATTCGCGTTCGTTCCGAATCATATTGCTGACCAGTTCTTTAGTTCTGTATATCCTACTATCTCATCTGGTAAATCTACCAAGGTTATCATCATTTCTACCCCTCACGGGATGAACATGTTCTACAAGTTGTGGCATGATGCGGAACGTGAGCAAAATGAATACGTTCCTACTGAGGTTCATTGGTCACAAGTTCCTGGAAGAGATGAGGTTTGGAAAGAGCAAACTATTAAGAACACATCTGAAGCACAGTTCAAAGTTGAGTTTGAATGTGAGTTCTTAGGATCTGTTGATACATTGATTAGTCCTAGTAAACTTAGAACTATGGCATATCATGATCCTATCAAAGAGAATAGAGGTCTCGCACTGTTTGAAACTACTCAAGAAGGACATGATTACATAGTAACTGTGGACGTATCTCGTGGAGTAGGACATGACTATTCAGCATTCACAGTGTTTGATACGACAGAACTACCATATAGAATGGTTGCTAGATATAAGAACAATGAAGTAAAACCAATCGTCTTACCAAATATTGTGGTGGACGTAGCAAAGAATTTTAATAACGCATACATCTTATGCGAAGTAAATGATATTGGTGGTCAGGTTGCGGATATTATTCAATATGATTTGGAGTATGAGAACTTACTCATGGCATCCATGCGTGGTAGAGCAGGGCAACAACTAGGACAAGGATTTTCTGGTAAGAAGACTCAACTAGGTATTAAGATGTCAACTGCCACAAAGCAAGTTGGATGTTCTAACTTAAAAGCATTAATCGAAGAAGATAAATTAGTCATTCCAGACTATGACACCATTGCAGAACTAACTACCTTTATTGCAAAGGGTCAAACATTCCAAGCGGAAGATGGTTGCAACGATGACCTAGCAATGTGTCTGGTTATATTCTCATGGATGGCAATGCAACCTTATTTCAAAGAGATGCATGATAATGACGTGCGTGCGCGGATCTATGCAGATCAAAGAGACGCTATCGAACAAGATATGGCACCGTTTGGGTTCGTTTCTGATGGCATGGAGGATGAGTACTTTGCAGATGCTCAGGGCGATGTCTGGAAAGTCGCGGAGTATGGGGATAAATCGTACATGTGGGAGTTTAGATAGAGTTTCATTTTTATAAATAATCCTAGACAACCCGATGCACGGACCTAAATCTAGGAGTTTTAAACAATGGCAGCAAATCAATCCTCACCTGGAGTTGTAGTCCAGGAAAGAGATCTGACAACTATTACAACCTTATCTACCGCGAATGTCGGTGTGATCGCAGCACCTTTTGAGTTAGGTCCTGTTGAAGAAGTACTTGAAGTTGGTTCTGAAAGAGAACTCGTATCACTGTTCGGTGAACCAAATGACTATAACTACGAGTACTGGTACACTGCAGCACAGTTCTTATCATACGGTGGAGTTCTTAAAACCATCCGTGCTGATAGCGATACTTTAAAGAACGCAGTTGACACTGGCACTGCACCTAAAATTAAGAATTTACAAGACTACGAAACTACATACGAAAGCGCAAGTAACAACTGGAACTGGGCAGCAAGAACTCCTGGCACAAAGGGTAACTCTATCGGTATCTTCGTAACTGACT